TGCCTTTTTGCATCCCTTCAAGATGCGCCTTGTTCGGATTTTCGTATGCAGAGACGCAACGCCAGCCGCTTTTGGATGCGACTAGGCGACCGATGACTTGCGTTGCACTCATCTCTAGCGAGAAAATCACGCCATTCTTGGCGTTTAAAGCCCCGTGCAGGGCAGTTTGGAGCAAAGCAATAGATTTGCCGCCCGAAGTCTCCGACGCGAAGACTGCGAGCGTTCCACGCTCAAACCCACCGTTGAGCTTTTCGTCGAGTCCGCTGATTCCGGTATGGAAGCGTTCGGGTTGAGTCGTCTTTTCGAGTTCGTTCAGAAGCTCGGCACATTGTTTTTTGAGCGATACGGCGTCCGTTTGTTCCTCATCGCTGTCAGCCAAGTGTTGAGCGATGCCGTTGAGATCCGCACGCATCTCTCGGATGTCGTCCCTGCTCTCGGCCAACTTCGCCATCGCCTTGCGATACCGGCGCGCCTTCATCAAGTCTTTTCGGAAGTCCAATGCGGCCACAGCGTCACCGGTTGGATATGCCGTGAATGCTTCGGTGACGCCGTGGTATCCGCCCACGTCGAAGATCAGTCCCTTTTCTTCAAGCACCGCCTGGAGCCGGAATATGTCCGACTTGTAGCCTTCGTGGTGGCATTCTTTGGCCGCCGACAGCAAAGCTCTGTTGGCGTGATCGAAGAACAAGTCAGCGTCCCATTTCGCGGCGTCGAGCACTTCGTAGTTTTGAAGGATGATCGAGATCGCGGCCTTCTCCGCGCTCGGTGCTGTCGGAACTGCCGATCTTGTGTTTGCTGTTTCTTCTCGTTTTAAAATTGCCATTTTGTTCCCTTCTTTTTGCTTCTGGATAGCTTCGCCTCTCGCCTTAAGCGAGAGAGGCGAAGCCTATCTATCTACGTTAGTAGATAGATATTCTATCTATCTAGGACTGACATGGTTTGTGTTGGGTTAGCGTTGGGTTATAGTTGGGTTTCATTTGGGTTATTTACAGACGCATTCCCGCTGGCTTTTTTATAGGCTTTGGAGCTTCACTTTTTGGACGGCCTCCCTTTTTGCCGTTGCGATAATTCGCAAACAATTTCTTGTTTTGATCCTGCCATTGATGGAGCACAAGCGCGTCTCCTTCGCGTCTTGCGTAGCCGCTTTCGATGAGTGCATTTTCGAGTTGCATTGGATCGCCTTCCCAATCGGCTATCGCTGCGACGATATCCGCCGTCTTTTCGATCCGTTCGCACTTTCTGAATTGGCATTGCGACCAGAGCTTCAAGAGCGAGAAAACGCCTGCGTGACCGGCTAGGCGTAGCAGGATTTTGGTCTTGTAATGGTCGCAGAAGTCAGGTGAGAGGATCATTTAATTTCTTCCGTAAATGCCTTTCCAGCACCTCCTCGGCCTCCTCCTCGATCCACCTCGTGGACTGAGTAACAACCTCAAGCCAGGTGCCGTCGATTAGGATTTCCCAGTCCCACCGATAGCAGTCGTCTTGATGGTTCGGCCAACAGCGTAGCGGATAGCCTTTCCAATTTTGCGCTCGTTCATTCATATAAGCAATCCTTGTTTTGATTTTACATTAAATCGCTTACTGGCTTCAGCTAAGTTAAGTTTTGCTTGTTTAAAATAGCTGTCCTTTAACTCAATTCCTATTGCCTTTCTTCCCATTGATACTGGGCTAAAAACCTCGCTTCCAACTCCCATAAATGGAGTAAGAATAACCTCATTAGGGTTTGAATATAATTCAACAAGCCGATCTATAACATCAAGTTGAAGCGGGTGAACGTGTTTTTCATCATCCTCCTCTTTTGAGTCTCTGAATGGCAGTATATTATCTCCGCGAACGTCATCCCATACACTCGACGCATATCTCTGCCAAATATAATGATTCAATTTAGTTATTTCGTCCTCCTTGTTAACATTATTCAAGTGCTCCCAGAGCTGTTCTGCATTCAATTCTGCCTTGTTAGCATTATTCCATGCCCTTAGAATGTTTGGCAAAATAGGTATTTCACCGGCATAATGGTTTATTCCGTATGGATGCGTAACTGGAACTTCATTTTCTCCTTTTTTTGTAAAAACAAGAACATAATCAGGCATAGCTGTAAAACATTTTGTGCTGTCCTCTACAATGAACTTGTGCATCAATGACTGAACCATTGTCCGCATCCGAACCTTTAATGGCTCTTTCCATATTGTTATCCTGTTTCGATACTCAAATCCATGCTTAATATGAAGTTTAATTACTTCGTGCGGAAAATCCCAAAGCCTGCAAGTATTATCAAAAACATCCGTAACATGAACTGCATTTATTCTTCCTGGCTTTGTTACTCTTGACATTTCAGCGATCAAAAAGTCATACTGATCTAAAAATTGCTCTTTGTTTTCGCAATTTGAAAAGTCTCTCTCTGAGCTTGAATAGTTGTAGAGTCCGGCAAAAGGCGGGCTGTAAACCGATAGATCAACGCTTTCAGAATCTAATTGAGGTAATACATCCATGCAATCTCCGTTATAGATTGCGTAGTTTTCTTTTATTTCTTGGTCTTTAATCATAATATATTTAGAATTTAGGTTTAATTACTTTTTTATCAAACTCCCTTTGAGTTATTGTGAACTGACTGTTTACGTTTTCTGTTAGTTTTTTATAAAGCTCAATAGCTTTATCTGTTTTCTGTTGAAGCGCCTCTAAGACTCTTGTTTGTCCATCTGATACCACCACATCTATTGTTACGTCTTTTGTTTGACCGAATCTCCAAAACCGTCTTACGGCCTGATAGTATTGCTCATAGCTGTAGGTAGGGAAAAATACAGAATGATTGCAATGCTGCCAATTTAATCCAAAGCTAGTCATCTTTGCTTTAGTTATTATCCGCTTTATTTCGCCGCGAGAAAAAGATAAAAGTATTTCCTCTTTCCGCTCCATTGACTGGCTTCCTATTATCTCAACTGCGTCTCGATCCATAGACTTTAAAAGCGAGCTTTCATTGTTGGTATTACACCAGTAAACCGATGTATTCCCTTCCGCTAATTCAACTGCCTTCTTGCACCTGATCTCTTCAGTCTGTTTTTGTTCATATCTAACCTCGGCAAATGATTTTGCTATTGGCGTAAATATTTGAACTTGACCTGATGTGTCAATCATGGACTGATTTTTTATGACGTGTTTATTAACAATCAATTCGGGTAACTTATACCTATCATTCGAGAAACCAATATCACTAGGCATTTTTACCATAATGCTCCACTGATTTACCCACGCAAAGAAATCCTTTTCGGCGTGAGGTTTTAGGTAGAATTTTTCCCCGATATTTCTATTTGTTGAATCGACTGAGTTTTGATTATTCTTAAAGAACTTTCCAAGCATATCCATATAACCCAAATACCCTAATGCCTCAGAACTAGTTCCTAGCTCTATAAAATCATTCGGACTCGGTGTTGCTGTTGATAAGAAACGATATGGAATCTTCTTAATAAAAGAAGTTACTTGACCTTTTATTTTTCCGTCAAAGTTTTTAAGGATACTGCTTTCGTCAAGAATTACCGCGACGAAGTCATTTGAATCGAAATAATGCAATCTTTCATAATTGCATATCACTATTTTTTTAGTATATTTCCCATCCTTCGAGTATTCAATATCATCAATTCCTAGCTTTTGCGCCTCGATTATAAATTGAAACGCAACAGCAAGTGGTGTTAAAATCAATACATTTTTATTTGTATTATTTATTATATTTTTTGCGATTGATAGCTGAATTAATGTCTTACCAAGTCCTGTGTCTGCAAAGATAGCTATACGGCCTTTTTTTACTGCCCTCTCAATTATATGTTTTTGAAAATCAAATGCAATGTCTGGTATGTAATTTGCATCGAACCCAAATTCACCAATCGAGTGACGTTTGCCCTCTAAGAATCTTAAATAATTATTCATCTTGTCCTGACAAGAATTGGCGGAGCCGTCGGTTGTCTTTTCGCAGTTCATCGTTTTCATTATCTAAGTATTCGATACGTTTGTTTAATAAATCTACAAGCAATTCAAGATCAGCCATCTGTTCTTTAACTAGTCTTGTAAGATTTAGTAGTCTTGTGATGCCGTCGAACATAGTCTTCGATTCTTTCTAGGTGGGTTTCTGCGAGTGCTCTCCCCTCCGGCGTGTCGTCGTATGTATGTTGGTAGACCGGTAGCGGGTCGCCCCTTTCGAGGCGCAACCCTATCGGGCAATCGTTCATGCAAATACACAACCGGAGCGAGAGAGATCCGTTCATCTATTAAAACGGAATGTCGTCGGTTTCGTCTTTGGGTTGAGCAACATAACCGTTGCTTTTCGCAACGATGTGCTTGTCTTGCTTGGCCGCTGGCTTGCGCCGGTTGCCGAGCCATTTCTGCTTCTCGTCACCGAACAACCAACGCTCGACGCAGTTGAACTGGTGATCTGGGTTGGTTTGTCCTGGCTCTACGCCGATGACGCAAACGCCCTTTTCCCCGATCAAGTCTTCGGCTTCAACCGTTACGTCTTCGCCTGGAACTACGGCCCGCCCGATGCTCGAAAGCACTTGATCCACTTTCCATGCCGCCTTGGGCGTGAATGTGAGATGTTCCCACATTGTCGGGCCTGTTGTTCCGCCTTCAAGAATGACAGCAACGTCCAACTTGATCGTAGGGTTGCCTGCTTGGCTTGTCTTCTCGACGGCCTTGATGATCTCGACTTCGTATGTTCCTGGCTCTACGAAGTAGATGGCCGCTTGCTTTGGTTCTGATGCTTTGTATGTTGGCATATTTTTGTTTTCTATTTTATTTTTGTTTGTCTGAGTTGGAGCGAATGCGCTCCGGTTTGTACTGCTGTTTGATCTGGCTCTACGCCGTTGTTAGCGCAAAGTTCCAGATAACTCTTTTCTGACATCTTACCGCCCATCGCTAGGATCAATGTCTCTTTTGTGATGTTTTGGCTTGCTTTTGCTATTGCGTCTGTTTCCACGAACTTGCGTCCGCTCATGCTGGTTAGTTTCCACCCTGCCACCTCGTCTCCGTTTTCGAGACGTGTCTTGAGATGACTGAGCACCGGCTCGGCGATCTCCTTTTCGGCCAGCTTCCACTCTTTTGCGAATGCTCCGAGCGACTCTGGTGTTGCAAGGATGCGATCTTTGATCGCTTCGATGCTGTTGCCTGTCACGTCGGGGATAAGAGCGATAGCACTCTCAGCCTGTCTGACGATGGCGTGGCAGTTGTTGAAATGCTTGCACCAGCTACAATATTCCGAAGGCGTCGGCTTTGCGTCCGCGCTTGTTGCGCGGTCGATTGTGCGCTGCGTGATCTGTTTGGCCTCCTCGTAGCTAAAATCATAGCTGCGAATCATCTTTTGATCGACATATACAACGTGCGCCGTCCAACTCGTGTCGAAGTTGTCCTCCATGCAGGCCAATGCGTACGCCGCGAGTTGCTCGCGGTAGTTCCGCACCTGCCCTGTTTTTATATCTGCGACCCACTTTTCGGCTTTGCAAACTGCGTCTGCTGTGCCGAGCTTTGATAGTCCAGGGACTGCCATCGCAAGATACTCTTCGCGTGTCTCAACGAACGATCCTTTTGCAAGGCGCGTCAGTTCCTCGACGCCGTAGGCGATAGCACCGGCGTCTTCGCCTACGATTGCAACGTCATGTTCTGCCGAGATAAGGTTTCGGATCGCAACGTCTACCGCCGTGCCGCGCTCCGCTGCCGAACTCGTTCCGCTTGCGCCCTCAAAGAGAGCACATTCGGCGAGTTTGGGAAGTGTTGAAGGTGATATTTCTTTACTCATTTTATTTTAATGGTTTAAGGTATAAGTGCCGTTACAAATAATGGGTATTATTTGTCACGAGTTCGCCTTTCTCCATTCGATCGCCGTGTTGACGAATTGATCCACGCGAAGCGCAACGCGGTGCAGATACTCCGGCGCGCAGTCACGCCAAGTCTGTTCGCTTGTTAGGACGCCACGAGCGATCAAAAACTGGTTGACCGCTCCTTCATGCTCTGCGAGTCGTCCTGCCCAGCTTTCGGGTGGTGTTGCAGTTGGTGCGACTACGGCTTGCGCCGTTGTCTCAAACAAATGTGCGACCGATGCCCACTCTAGCGGCAACTCTTCTGCAAGGCCAGATCGCGTCTTCGCGTCGTAAGCTGCTGAATGCGTTGTTAGCAAGATGCGCTCCTTGCCGCCGATGCCCTTCCCCTTGCCGCTGTCCGTTGTGCTTACTTTTGTCTTGAACCGTAGGAACCAAAGCTCGTCAGCGAATTCCTTGAGCAACGGCGCTGATTGTTTACTTAGTTTCAGTTCGTAACGGTCATATGCAGCAAGAGCATCTGGAGCCTCGAAACGCACGATCTTGCTGTGCGCGATCATCACCACATTCTTGCCGGCATCAATGAGTTGATCGACGGACGCTAGGAACCGGCTCATGCGCTCCGCTACCATCACCCACCCTTTACCAAAGCCGAAGTCTTCAATGCTTGTCTTTTTAGTCGAAGCAAGCAGATCTTCAACGCATAGCCGCTCCGCCCAGTCTG